ATCGCTTCAGTGTATTCTGCTCACCGCGTTTTGCGCCTTGCTCTGCAGCACTACGCATCCCAGTCTGGAACTGATCGGCAGTGACATAATTAACGTCATTGATACGTTCCACGGAATAGCGAACATCGATTGGAGCGGTAACTGCAACACCGCCTCCATTGCCTTCCATTTCAGCGCCACCGCCGCCACCGTTGGCAGGGATAACGCTATTGCCGCGTGAGCCGTTTGAGTAGCGCGACATGCTTTCACGCATTTTAGATTCGGGAATGACGTACTCAGGCTCGCCACCTTCACCAATTAATGCGTTGGTTGGGCCGGTAACATAGCCGCCTTCTGCAAGCCCAAAGTTTGGTCCAGCGACGCCAAGACCAGTTTTAGGGTCGAAATAGTTGTTCCCACCCATCCCACCAGGCCCACCAAGCGCCTTCAGGATGGTTTGGTACAAGATCATTGCTAACTGCTGAGCAATAATCTTTTTCGCCATTGCCAAGAAGTCAGAAGCAATGGATTTCAACATGTCTGCACCAGCTTCTGATACAGACTTGGTTCCAGTTATCACGTCACCGAAAGCATTTGTAAATGCGTTGCCAATAGAAGTAGCAGCGTGCAAAGCCTGCGTTTCTTTTGAAACAAGCTTGTCTAGCTCTTTTTGCATCTGAACTAATGGATCATTCTCACGCGCTTTTTCTGCTTCATCTGCCAACTTTTTAGCGTTAGCCTCTTTTTGATCAGATATTTTCTTATCTAGCGCAAACACTTTTTTCCTAAATTTAAAAGTTGCTTCTTCTAAAGCATTTATTTCTTTGACAGGGGTGAGATTGCTTTCTGCAATTTTCTGACGATCAATCATCAACTGCAAAGTCGCCACTTCTCTTTCGTTGCCTAATTCAGATTCTTCTCTTAATTTTCTATTTAGTTCAAGCATTTTTTCTGACATGTCTAACTTTTCTTTACTTGCTTTGCCTGTTAGGCCGCCACCTGTTTGGCTGATATTGTTTTGAGCGGTTGGTTGCTGTATTTGGTCAGGAGTTGGTGCCCCTCCTGTTACGCCTTTCCCTAGCGCTACAGTTTCCGCGATAAACGTTTGTGCGCCTGAAACCTGCCCTTCAATAAATTTTCTAATTGGCTCAGGAATTAAGTTATAAGCGTTGCGAATAAAACCTGCTACTTTTTCAAATACGCCACCAAAAGCATTTAAAATTCCGTCTCTAATGCTCTTAGAAGCGTCTAAAGCTTTTGTTACTTGAGCCCCAATAAACCTGCCAAGCTGTACGCCAAGACCAACAACAAAGTTGCTTATGTCAAGAAAAACCCCAAGAACTTGTTGGTAGGCTTTTTCTAGTTCAAACGCAACGTTGACACCAGTCACGCCAAGTGCGCTAGCAATAGCTAAATGAATTTCTGAAACGGCTCCAATAATTGCCCTAAATGGCGCTAGCGTTGCTTTGATAGCAACACCAAAAACCTCAACAGTGACGGCTGCAACTTGAAATGTAGATTTGAGCAATAAACCTAGCTCGGAACCATCTGAAAATATATTTTGGAACGCTGTTGACAATCTTTTAATAGACCCCTCGATTGTGTCAGAAGCTTCAAAAGCAGCCTTGCTTGCAGCCCCTTGAGCGTTCTTCTGATTTTTAAGCAATTTGTTGTATTTCTCTGTGTTATTTAGCAACGCCAAGATTGACGGGCCTGCCTCTGTACCAAAGGCTTTGATTACTGTGCCTGCGTCAGCACCTGATTTTTTGATCTTTTCAAGCGTGCCAGCTAAACCATCAGACTTCAAAGTTGAAGCGTTAATTTTAATCCCAAGAGCCTCAAACTCTTTCCCAACCTTGCCTGCTGCTACTTGTGCAAACGCAGTTTTTAATGCAGTAAACGTGACTTCTGCACCTTGGCCACCTGCTGTAATTTGAGCCACAGCAGCGTTGACTTCTTCCAGCGGCACACCTAAAGCAGCTGCGACTGGAGCTACTTTTGCAATGTTGGCAGCATATTCACCAATAACAATTTTGCCGTCGTTTTGCGTTTGAATAAATCCATCAACTAACTTGGCAGCCTTATTAGCCTCTAAGCCGTAAGCGTTTAAGACAGAAGTCGTTGCATCCCCAACAGTATTAAGATCAGAAAAACCACCTGTGGCCCCTTGGCTTGCCGCTTTTAAAATTAACGACGCATCAGCTGCATTATTAAAACCAGCCGACGCTACGTCATAGGCCGCAGAAGTTAAATCTAAAACGCTGGCCTGACCTGAAAGTTCTCTGCTTACGCCTGCAAGCTGTGCTTTTAATTCCTCGCTGTTAACCCCAAGAGTTCTGACTTTTGCTTCTGCAAAATCTTGAGCTTTTAAAATACCAAAGACCTGACTTAACCCACCAACCGCTGCAACGACCGCTGTTACCGGGCCAAGCGCTGCTGATAGCGCCGCCCCAAACCCTTTAACCCCTACAGATGCTGCTTGCGCACTACTGCCAAAAGCCTTAAACCCAGCGCCTGCTGTCTTAGTTGTGCCGCCAGCTTTTACAACGGCTACTTCTAATTTTCTTACCTGCCTCTCTAGCTGCGCAACCTTTTTGTTGGCGTCGCGAGTTTCGACCTTAAAGCGAATACTCGTTTCTGCCACAGCGCCCCTAGCAATACCTCAATCTTACCGCCGTCTTGTCTTTGCGCGATCCATTGCCTGCTGTTCCCGTTCACCCTTTAATTCGTAGTACGCAGCGAAATGCACAAGCTCCGCATCGGTTAGTTCCGTGCGAAGCCTGCTAAGCGTCATTCCCAATTCGCAGCACAAGAAAAACTCAAAATTGAGCCAACTGTCCTGCTTCAGTCGTTTTTTGCTTCTTCAAGGTCAGCCTCTTCGCCAAGGCCAAACAAGAACAGCTCAAGTTCGTTCAAGACAGACTCAGGCAACTGCCGTTGAAGCTTGGGAGCATCAGCAGAGGCAAAAGCTTTCGTGCCGTCCTCAAGCTCTGCCATCTGGCACAGCATCTGCGTGCTGATGTCTAATGCTTCTTCAGTACCGGAAAGGCTTTGCGCTTTTTTACGGTCAGCGCGTGTGATCGGTTTAAAAAACAGATCAACAACTTTCTTCCCTTCAGCGTTTTTTAACTCAAACTTGCGACGCTGGTTAAGGTCAAACGCCCCAACCAGCAGATCGACGGTGCGATTTTCAGCCATTAAATAAAAGCTTGCGCTTAAATCATAGCCTTAGATCACTGCAAGTTCAAAGTGACTGCGCCGCTAGTGATGAAGCTGCAAGAGACAACGACTAATTCACCAACAGTTGAAGTGATCTCCATGTCGGTGATGATGCCATTGAACTTGGCTGAATCGGTGTCAGCACTTGTGCCGGTGGTGAACAACTCAAAACTTGCGTCGGCTGTGTCAGCAGTTGTAACTACATCCTCAAGGAAAGCCGCTTGGCCTGTTGCGTCTGGGTCGTAAACCAGTTCAACAGTGCCAGATCCTGAAATCAGGCTGCCAACAAAGCTGCGGAAAGTATCGCCTTGTTTTGTAGTATCAATTGTTTCTTTCGTAGTGGTTAAGCTCCAGCTACGAGTGCCAACAATTGTTGCGTTAGATGAGCCTGCAGCGTCGAACTGGACTGCTCCTTGTTCGCCTCGGATTGTTGCCATGGTCAGAGTTCCTCGATGGATTCAAAGGTCACACGGACCTGGGTTTGGAAGTAGCCCTCGGGTGCTGCTGAAAGCAACGCCTCTGGACCTGTTGCAGCGTCGAAGAAAATCCCCGACACGATGACCCTATTGTAAAGGTCTCGAATCCTTTTGCCGATGATGAAATTGGCTCCTGGGCCAACACCTTTGGCTGAAAAAATGCTGAGCACAACAAGACCAACAATTCGATTTTGAGAATTAGTTGTAAGCCCTTGGCCTAAATACTCGCTTGCCCCAAAGCTGACAAGGCATTGCACCCATGACGAATTAGGCGTTGGCTCGTACGCCATGTTGTGAAACACGACTGGAATGGGAGGATCGCCAGCTAGCTCTGTCGCAAGCCTGCCTTCAATCGTGGCTCTAATTGCATTGAGATCAGCAGCAGCCATCAGCCCATACCTCTAACAATTTTTTGATATTCCTTTTCGGCCCATAATTCAAGTTCTTTGGCAATCAAGTCAGGAAAGCCCGGAACCGTGCCTTGCCGTGTTTTGTATTCGCCTTTCCACGAGGGCGGCAAGTTGGTGCCATAACAAATAGGCTCGGCATATTCCATATTGTTGATTACTTCACCTTCGTATGGTCCGTTGAACTTGCTTTGCCAAGCATTACGCAAGGTGCCTGTATCAACAGGCGTTGCATTTTTAATTCGTGCCTCAGCTTCAAACGTTGTGACCTTCACGAGCGTTTCAACCTGTTTGGCAAAATATGGCGCAACCTGATTGAGCTGAATTTTGCGTGCCATCGTTATGCCCTCAGGATTAATTCGTGAGTAATCGCCGTGTTGTCTTGCTCCGTCGTTTCAACGCGAATGATTTGATGCACGATCGTGCTGATCACAACGCGATCTTTCGTTTCAGGAGCTGATGGCAAATCAGTAGCGGCAACCGTCAAGCGTTTATCGCCTTGCTGGATAAGCTCATTTACTTCGCGAACGCTCACCCCTTCCAGCACACCTTTCACGTCAGTGTCGCTGGTTGTCTCAGTAATTGCGCCGGTTGTGGCGTTATAGCCGCCAGCAGAAACGTAACGAACCGTCACATCACCGCCAAAGGTTGCAATAACCGTTCCGGCCACTTTTTCAAGGGATTGAGCAAGTCCCATTAGACGCTATAAACAATGACATGACCAGAGGTCAAAGTAATCGAAGTAAAAATTACGCCTTCAATGCAAGCACCATGATGAAGGTCAACTGCAGACGGGGCACCTGATCCGTTTTCAGTAATGCCTTCAGAAGTCATTGCGGCAATGACTGCATTCTTCAAGGCTTCTACCTTGTAAAACCTGCCAGTGTGCGCTGCTGTATCAGTAATGATGATTGCCTTTGACGGCGAATAACCCATGCCCATGATCAGCTCCGTTTGATTGCGA